ATATTTTTACAACAAAATCACTATATATTGATTAATTTTAGTATTTTATGCTATATTTAGTGTACCAAGCCCACTCTTGGCGCACTCTTGTTTATCCTAGCAGAAAACTTGTGCAATGCAAGCCCTCGGATCACACGATCCCCAAAACCCTCAGTCTAAAAAACTGAGGGTTTTCCTTTAGTAAATTTCTGTTGCAAATATTTTTTTCTTGCATTAACCTACTAAGGCTAGGATGAATAAGTGCAACATGATTAACTTCATGTTTTTCTTTGCACCCCTCGCAGTTTATATCGGACGGCTAAAAACATCAGCGATATAGATATAAGCGCTACTGGGGGTTAAGTAGATGTAACAGCGCACAAATCGGTGGCGAAGCTTAGATCCGATTCTACGAAAGTCTGGCGAGTGCTGTGGCTCCAATAAGCATACAGTTAAAGGCGCACTCTGGGTGGCTGGAGTGCGTTCACCAATCAGCATCTTGTTTCTTCTTATCGCGTTACTGATATAACTGACTGATAAAATTTGCAGCAAGCGTAGTAAAAATTGATATACTGAAAGACCAACTGCTAGGAGAAAAAAGTGAAAGAATTGAAGGTATCAGATATACGTATTGATGGTGGCACACAGATACGTAAGAAGCTAAATAAAAACAAAGTAAACGAATACGCTGAACAGATGACCGATGGCGATACGTTCCCGCCAATCACCGTATTCTTTGATGGCTCAAGCTACTGGCTGGCATCAGGATTCCATAGACTGTTTGCAACCAAGCTAAACGACAAGGAAACGATCTCTGCCGAGGTTAAAGATGGCACAGTAGATGATGCTACCCTCTTTGCGTTAGGCGATAACAAGCATGGTTTAAACATGACTGCCGAGGACTATCGCAGATCAATCGAGATTATGCTAGATCATCCCAAGTGGAAGAAGTGGTCTAACGCGCAGATAGCCAAGCACATAGGCGTATCAGCCATGACAGTTGGGCGCGTAAAGAAAGAACGTGAACCACTATCAACCAAAGTAATGAAGACCTATGTAGATAAGCATGGCAATGAAACTACCATGGATACATCTAATATTGGTAAGAAGGCCGCCCCAAAAGACAAACCTAAAAAAAATCCAGCCGTTGAATACGATCCCGCAGAAGAAAAGATGCGCGAACTGATGCATACCGTTACCAATCTTGCAGAAGAAAACACGTTACTCCGCGATAAGATTTCAATCGGTCAATGGGATGCCTCTGAGATCGAGAAGATTGATGCAGAAGAAACTATCAAGAACTTGAGAGAACATATTCGCGTATTAGAGATTGACAACAATGCTTTAAGAGAAAGTCGCGATATGTTTCAAAACAGGAACGCGGAACTCATTAAGTCAGTTAATTCTTTAAAAAAGAAATTACAGAAAGGTGAATAATGGAGAAGGATTATTCTGAATATCTAATCAATGCTCAGAAGTTGTTAAGGGGCATAGAAGAAAGTGCAAACAATCGTCAGTACAAAAAGACATTTGAATATGCGTATCATCTAGGAGTGTTGGTTGATATGCTAAAAGAGTCATTAGTTAAAAAGTAACCCACACCGCAGGGTTTGCGGAAGTTAAGGAGTGTTATGGAATTGCAATTAAGAGAGCATCAAGAATGGGTAATTGATGCACTACGGGATGGATTTAAACAGGGTCACAGGGCGCAGTTACTATATGCACCAACAGGATTTGGAAAGACTGAAGTAGCTATCTCATTGATGAAGGCTACATCAGACAACTACAAGAGATCATCCATGATCTTAGACCGCATCGTTTTGGTAGACCAAACCAGTATGCGACTGTCTAAATATCGTATCAATCATGGCGTTTATCAGGCTAATCATTGGAAGTATGACACCACAGAACGTATCCAAGTATGCTCCGCACAGACCTTAGAGCGTAGGAATAAGTTTCCTGATATTGATCTACTCATAGTTGATGAGTGCCACATCACCCGCAAGAAAATCACCGATTTAATTTTAAATAATCCTAAGTTAAAAGTAATTGGATTGACCGCAACGCCTTTTACTAAAGGGCTTGGCAAGATATATAGCAATGTTATCTGCGCTTCTACTACGGGCGCGCTAGTAGATAAGTCATGGCTTACACCTCTAAAAGTCTATATCTCTAAAGAAATTGATATGTCAGGGGTAAAGAAAATTGCTGGGGAGTGGAGTCCAGACCAAGTAACCGAGCGTGGTATGCAGATTACAGGGGATATTGTTGAGGAATGGATTAAGAAAACCCATGAAGTATTTGGTAGACCTCGTAAGACTATTGTCTTTTGTGCTGGTGTAGCGCATGGCGCAGACTTAGTTCAGCAGTTTGCTAACAAAGGTTATAACTTTGTATCCATATCCTATAAAGATAATGATGAGTTTAAGAAGGCAGCCATTGAAGATTTTGCCAAACCCGATACAGAGATACATGGCCTAATCGCTACTGACATTCTCACCAGGGGATTTGATGTGCCTGATGTAATGATTGGCGTATCCGCTAGACCATTCTCAAAGTCGTTTAGTTCTCATGTACAGCAAATGGGGCGCGTTATGCGACCATACGAAGGTAAAGAGTTTGCTCTTTGGCTAGATCACTCAGGTAATTACATTAGATTTAGAGAAGAGTGGGATCAAGTTTACGATGAAGGTGTTAAAGAACTGCATAACAAAGAAGAGAAGACTAAGAAAGAACCTACTGAGAAAGAAAAGAAAGAATCTAAGTGTCCAAAGTGCGAAGCATTATGGCCTAAGAACAGCGATAACTGCCCCGCCTGTGGGTATGTAAAGCAAAAGCAAATGCTTGATGCTGTTGCTGGTGAGTTAATTGCTCTACAAGACATGGGTAAATCAGACAGAACAGAGAAGCAATTCTTTTATTCTGAACTACTGCACATAGCCAAAGACAATGCCTATAACGCGCATTGGGCAAGCCATAAGTATCGTGAGAAGTTTGGAGTGTGGCCTAAAGGTTTGTATCAGACATTACGAATTCCATCGATCACCACTAGGAATTGGGTCAAGCATAAGAACATTGCTTGGGTTAAAGGTAAACAGAAGGCTGACAAAGTTAATTTAAATTGGAAAAACAAATGAGATTTGAGGATTTTGCAAGGCAACATGGCCTCATACTGAGTGGACTACAACTAGATCGCTGGATTCCAACTCCAACTGAGGATCACCCGCGCAGTAGCAACGGGCGTTATAAGTTTTTGGGCAATGTAGGCTGGGTGCAGAACTGGGCCACAATGGAAAAGCCAGCAACATGGTTTGCTAAAGGCCATTCTATTGATAGCCCAATGATTAAAAAGAGCATTGACGAATCTCGGCATCGTGCTATGGAGTCGGCTGATCGCGCAAGTAAGAAGGCTGGCTGGATTTTGCATCAGACTGAGTTAAAGAGCCACCCATACCTAGTAGCCAAAGGATTCCCTGAAGAGCTGGGAAATGTATGGAACAAAGATGGCAAGGACATTCTAGTTATACCTATGCGGATTGATAGTCGGTTGATAGGTGTGCAACTCATCGATGACGAGGGGCAAAAGAAGTTCTTGCATGGTCAAACGACTAAAGGCGCATCTTTCTGTATGAACGCAAAAGGAATCCCGATATTTTGTGAGGGGTATGCGACTGCCCTCAGTATCAGAGAGTGCATGAAGTCCTGCAACATCAAGTATGCTATCTATGTTTGCTTTAGCGCAAGTAACATGAAGCACATAGCGCGGACAATCGGGGATGGGATCATCATTGCGGATAATGACCCCAACCATATCGGAGAGAAATCTGCCGTAGAAACAGGCAAGCCTTATTGGATTTCCGAAACAGTCGGGGAGGATTTCAACGATTACCATCGGAGGGTGGGCAACTTTCGTGCATCTCAAAATTTAAAAAAGATTCTACTAAGCTCTGGTGTAATGATAGCGTAGATAAATTAGCCTCAAGCTGAGTGGTATATCTTTTTCCAACTAATCGCTGGAATCTGGCCTCAATCTGTCGCACCCTTTCGCGGGTTAGACCGAATGGGTTGCCAGAATCCACTAGAGTTTTACCTTGCGACCTCAAGTTAAGGATAGACCAATACCTATCCTTTAACTCTTGGGACTTATGTTTGGAATACAGGGTATCAAACTCCTCTCGCGTAGGGAAGTCTACCAACAGATAAGGAGTGGCCTCATGCTGAGTGCTATTTCTGATGGGGACTCTCCCGTGCCATTCTTTTAGACTAACCATCATATCCCCCATCGACTTGGCACGACTCGCAGTCTGTTATTTCAATAAACTCCATGTCAATTAGGTTAGATAGTTCGTCATGGGCTAATTCAATAGCCTCATCCTCATCAGGCGCACTAACAGTAATGGTATGTGATCCCGCGTAATATAGTGTTACTTCATATTCTTTAGGCATTTTTGACCTCGTGTTTAGTTCCACAAACTAAGCAAACCCCATCTTCATGGGGAGTTCTGTCCTCGCATGGGATACAGTCGCGCCAAGCATCAGCGTGTAATGTGCCATTATTTACTGCATCATAAATGGCATACTGCCCACCTTTTTCATAAATCTCTACTGCTTTCTCGTAGTTATTCATACTTCCTCCCGTTCTTTGACAATCTCATCAATCCAGTAGTCGATAACATTCCAGTTGATGCCAATATTGCAATCGTGCTTTCTATTGACCATAGCAAGAACATCACGCGCCTCTTGCTCTGTGAGTTCTTCGCCATTATCTTTTGCTTGATAAATTACATCATCTGTATGCCACCATTCAGCCATCCAATCAGGATCAAAAGCGCGTTTAACTGCGCCTTCAATCTCTGCAACTGTTGTGCCTTTTGGCACTTCTACTTCAAGCGTTATTTTCATTATTTTCTCCTAAGAAAACTGTAAATGTGTATCAATTTCTCGGAATACTTCTTGAGCCTGTAATATTTCTTCTTTATCAGATTCGTATTGTTCTGCGTAAAAATCTGAACTAGGTATATGGTCATCAAGATACCAATCAGCAAAATCCGACAATCTGCGTATTTTGTTGTATTGATCTATTGTCATTTCAATCTTCATCATTTTCTCCCGTATAAACTTCTTTATAAATTGATTTGATAGCTTGACCTTTATGCTCATCAGCGCAAAATTCAATTACATCTTCAACTGTAAATTGGCCTGTGTATATGGTTCTGCCTGATTCAAACTCCACCATGTAAATATTCTCAAAATCCGAGTCATAGCTCATTCACTTTCTCCTTTATCTCTTCTACTTCGTAAACTTTCCAATCCCCTGTGTTCTTAATCTCGGTAAAATCACCACCATCAATATCTCTAGCAAAATCCCAAGCATCTTCATCATCTTCAACTTCAAACTCGCACTCTAGGTCATAACTAAGTGTGGCATAAGCCTTATATCGTTTCATCTTCTTCTTCCTCTTCAAAAATATAGTAAGGTGTTTCCTCGTATTCCAATTCGCATGGGTTCTTGGTAATAAAGTAATTAAGCCTATTGACTAGGTGATACCCGCTTGTGATGTATAGGCCATCATCACCATCTACCAAAGTCCAAACCCGCGCTGGTTCTGAATTGGCTATGCTCAAGACATAATCTAATTCTTCCCCATAGGTTTCAAACTTATCATCCCCATTATTGGTAATATGGTTCTTCATAGGTTGATACTTGGCATCCCAAGCATCTAGTTGATCTTCCCAATTAAGCATTTTGTTCCTCCAATATAAAAAGTTCATACTTTTTTTGTAAACTTTCATCACTCCATGTAATGAATCCACCTTTAGCAAAAAAATCTGATAATTCCCATAGGTGTTGGTCATCATCATAGTTTTGAGAAAACCATTTAAGTTCATATTTAGTTAATTCATATATCAATTCTTGCCTATTAAGCATTTTCATTCTCCTCGTCCTCTTCGTTTTCAGATTCCCATTCAGCCATTGATTCAGATATACAAAACTCATCGTCAATTTCTTTAGGAATGTTCTCTTTAACCCATTCAGAATTACCATCAATGGAATACTCCTCATCAATGCCATCTTCCCAAGCCCCACAATAGGCGCATCCACCTTCATAGTAGTAGGCGCGAATCGAAAACCCCATTTCAATCATCTTTTGATAAGCGCGAATAGGTGGACTCCATGCTGAATCAAATCCTAGATGGACAGTATTTTTATCAATATCCTTGAGCAGTTTTGTGCCATAGCCATCGCCATGACCAACATCCCACTTAGTTCCCCATTCAGATACGCAATAGTCATACCAATCTTTATAGCCAAAGTATTTATTATTCAATTCCTCGCGCATGGCATCAAGTTCTTTTTTGTATTCCCAGTTCCTGATCTTTCGCAGTTCGTCAATGTTCATAGCCCCTTCTTTTAACTCTAAGGGAATAGGAATAAACTCATCCAGCAGTCGATTTTGGTTGTAGGCCTTAATTACGCGCTTCATCATTGCGCGGTCAGGGTGAGAAATAATAAGCGTGTTGTTGCACCAATTAGGCATTTTCAATCTCCTCTTCTGCCATTTCGTCAATTTGAAAACCATCCTCATCAATGGCATCCCATTGTGAATACTGGTTGCTGGCTATGTTTTCGCGAGCCTCTTCCTCGGTTTCTGCTATCGTTTTGATCTGATAGTAAATAGTGGCGGTTGCATAGGCGGTATATATCTTAGGCATCTGCTAACTCCTTTATATGTATTTCTGTTGTAGGCCATGTGTTAGTAGCCCAAATTCTCCCGTTGTAAGACATATAGCCTATGAGAGAGCCATCGCGCATCAGCGCGGGTTCAAGCCAATTACCCCCGCCAATATCGTTTTCGCCAATCCACGCGCTAACCTTCTCGCGCAGTTCTGTAAAAGTCTTAGCCTTTAGCGTTGTAATGCGAACCCCATAAGGGGGTTTGTTCGGGTTCTGTCCAAAGTCAGGATTCCCGCAAACTTCTGTTCTAATTGAATACATTTTTAGCCTCGTTCTTGGTGGTTAATCTTGATCTGCATAATCCAATACATCCTCTTTAAGAATGTTTGCTGGATATTTGCCATTAGCAATATCTACAAGTAAATCTAAAAATGAATCGGCATCCATATTGTCCGAACCAATCCAGTTTTCCATCATTTGTTTAGTAATCATTTTTTAGCCTCGTTCTTAGTGGTTAATATCTTTTGCCATCTTCGGTAAATTCATACTCGTTGATGGTTATGTTTTCATCTACTGATTCATCGCTATACTGGTATTCCCAGTCCTTTTGGATTGACATAATCGCGCCTTCAATGGCCTCATTAAAGGCCTTGAGTGGATCGCTAGAATCCTTCCAAACTTCGTAGAACTCGCGCCAAAGGTCAAAGTCAAGGTAATAACCCTGTTGCATCTTGTCGGGGTCAAAGTCCTTCAGTTTTAGGCCTCGAAAATGCTGGCCTTCTGCGGTAGTGGTCATCCAAGAATGGCAAAATGCGCCTACTTCATAATTCTTAATGGCTACATTGAAGTGCTTACAGAATTTTTTGATTGAATCCAGCGCATCATCCCACCAAAAATATTCCATCCCATCCCGATACCATTCCCGCGCCTTATCCTTCGCGCTATCGTTTAATTCATTAAATAGGTAAATCTTTTCCTCTACTACTCTCATAGTGATCTCCTAGCAGTTGATTTGACTAATACAGTCTTACGACTGTTTCGGCTATATCTAAGCCATCATCGGTTAGCCTCGTGTTTAGTGCTTAATCTTCAGGTTCTAACCTCTCGATTTCTTGCATGGCATCTTCTAGTAATTGCATAAGTTCGGTATCATGCAATTCATGGGATAGGGCTAAACTGTTTCGTATTAGGTCTTTTAAGTAGGTCATTTTGTGGCCTCATGCTGAGTGGTGTTAATAATTTCCCCGTTGGGGTATGCATTTAAGGCCTGTTCTTCTGCGTGATCGTCATCTTCTGCCATACACTCAAAGAAAAGGGTAAATTTATCCCCTTTGTCCTCGTGTAGTGATACGCAATAATTGATTAGGTTATCGGGGTTATAGGCTATGTCATAAAACCCGCGTTCATCAGGCGGGACTATGACTATTTGCCCGTTCTCATCCCTAAATTCATTCCCGTAATCGTCAAGGGCTATCCCGTTTTGATCTATATATCTAAATTCCATAATTGGCCTCGTTCTTAGTGGTTGGATTTATGCTCACTTCCCAAAAATCAGCAATAAATTTAAGCGTTAATTCTCGTTTTTGAATGTCGGGAAATTCATCTTGTCGGAAACAATCAAAATGCTCGATTATTTGGGCGCGTGTTGGCGGGTCGTCATAAGACCATGAGCAAAATCCCGTTCCTTGTAAGCAGTCAATTAGATAAGTTCTCATGCTATGGCCTCGGTTAGTGGAAAATAAAGCCTAAAATTTAAACATTCGCTATATAACCCGCTAATCTCACAACGAGAGAAAAACCCTTCCCCGTCATAATCTACTAGGTCAAAATGCCCGTTTTCTACGGGTAGATTGTTTAGGAATAGATCAAGTTCTTTTATATCGCTATCTATGAGGCCTGAATAATCCCCGTTAATAATTGCGCTTGCAAAATGCCCGCTTATTTCATATTGGTAGTAGTCGAATTTCATAATTTCCCCTTATAGCCACTCGTGGCGTAATTTATACCCGCTATCTTTGCCACTCTCGCGGTCAAATAGCAAGCTGGACAGGCTATAAACTAAGTGAAACCCCATATCCATGCCACATCCCCCGACCTTATAGCCATCTGTCGGGGGTTCTTCCCCTTGCATCATGGCGTAATAGCCCGATAAGTAGACTGGTTTATTGTCTTTAAAGGTATATAGGTCAATCCTTCTGGACATTCCAGAGGCCGAAACATGGCGCAAGATTGTATAAACTGTGTCCCCATCGGATAACAGGCTAAGTAGTGATTTTTTAGCGTGTTGGGCGCGTAATTCTTTGCCCTTGGCCTTGCTTACTTGCTCGCACTCTTTCCAATTTTCGGGGTAAGTGGTCACAAATACATGGCCTGATTGTTTATCGTGCATAAAATATTCTTTTTTCATAATTAAACTCCCAAGATAGTTAAAGCAAAATGGAATAAAACATTCCCTAGCACTAGCCCAACATAAGCACAAGCCAGCACTAGACCAAGGTTAAAAAGAAAATCAAATTTAGGAAACATATAAGTCCTTATAAAGTGGTAGTAGGCTGGACAATCTCAAAGTGAAAGCCTAATTTCTTAGCTAAATCTACTGTTAAGGGTGTCAAGGTCTTAGTGCCAGCGATACGCGCCAATAACTGCGCTTGATCGTTTAGCGGGTAAATGGTCTTATTTCCGTATACTTCGCGAATTTCTACTTGTGCAATCATTTTTTAGTCCTCTATTAAAAGTTCTTCGTTAGCTACTTCGCTGAAATACTCGTAAAGGTTTATGGCCTCTAAATGCGCCTCACTACCTAAATAAGGGTTTGTTCCGTCATCCTCTTGGAATTGATCGGCCTTTAAGTGAATCAGGTTAAAAAGCGCGTTAGTAATTTGGTGCAATTCTTGCTGGTCAAATTTGCGGGTTAATACAATCATTTTTTAGTCATCCTCAAAAGGGTTAAAGTCATCGGAATAATCTTCCAGCATTGAAAGCAAACCATCATAATCTTCGCTTTCACCTAATAGATCAGCAATCGCGAATACATCAGCGCGGGCAATCCCGTAATCTTCAGCAAGTCCTACTAAATATTCTTTGCGTGTCATGTTATATAACTCCCTAGCAGTTGCGAAACCCTTATATAATCAGGCCTCGCGGGTTATTAAATACCATACATTAAAACATTTTAATTCATGTATGATGATGCTATTTTAGGGGGTTATACTTGCTTGTCAAGTGTTTTTTGTAATTATTTTATAGGGACTTTCCCTAATACAATCTGCCTATTTATTAAGCAATCGAGGGATGGTCTAGCTAGTGCGCGGGGATAGGTTGGGCGGGGGTAAATAGCGAAGCGAAACAGTCTAAAGGGTTAAACCATACAAGGGTAGAACACTCAATAAATAGAGAGTAGATACTCTCAAACTATCCAATACTCCACACCTTTACTTATCTTGCTAAACTGTCCTATACTCCAAATTAGCCAATACCTTACATATACCTATGAATAAACTTACGCGTAAACAAATAGCCGAAGGGTTAAAGTCTACCCCGATAGAGACTATATTGGTAGGCCATCACAATGCCAATAAAGTAAACCTCACTCAGAAACAAAAAGACTTCGCGAGAAAAGTCGCGGAAGGTAAACCTAAAGCACAGGCTTACAGGGAAAGCTATAACAGTAAGGGCAAGGCGACCACCCAAGCAGTCGAAGGCCATAAACTAGCAAGTAACCCTAAAATATCCCATATGATCGATGCGTTCACCCTAGCGAATGAGGCAAGGGAATATCTAATTCCCGCACAAATCAGAACTATGGCTATACAAAACCTAGTCACGATAGCGATTGACGATGAAGAAAAGACTTCTAATAAGTTGAAGGCTCTAGAACTAATTGGCAAGATGTCGGAAGTCCAGCTATTTACAGAACGCAAAGAACATATCCACTTGCATTCCAGCGCGGACATTAAAACCAAACTAATGGAAGGATTGCGCCTTGCTTTTAGTAACAGTAGAGCATTGAACGATCAAGCCAAGGTCACGGCCGAATCATTGTTAGTAGAGTTAGAAGATGCGCGCACTATTGATCTAGATTTAGAAA